ATTATCAAGACCTTTGCCATAGAGGCGGGTGGAGCAAAGACACAGCTTAAAATTAGGCCCTACGAATATCTTATAGATTACTGGCCTGTCTCTGCATCCACTGGCACACCTAGATACTATGGGTTTAAAACCAATACACAGATTCGTGTGGCACCTACACCCTCTGCCACCATAGACTCTGAGATTGGGTTTATTGCAGAGATTTCTGCTATCACAAGTGATAACCCAACTAATTACTTTACAGACAATTGTGAAAATGCACTCTTCTTTGCTACAATGATAGAAGCTTCTATGTTTATGAAAAGCTTTAACACTGTTCAGTTTTTTCAACAAGAGTATACCAGTGAGGTAGATAGGCTGAGAAACAGGGCAAGAAGAAGCAGACAAGATGATATGCAACCTAACACAAGCCCAGCAGGTGGGCCTAATACACTTGTAGCAGGGAGTAATTAATTATGGCAAAAAGAAAAAGAGGAAGTTCTAGTCCACTTTCTATGACAGCAGCAGCTGCACCAAAACAAGACCCTTATAAATATACTAGAGATGGTAAGAAACAAAAGGTAAAAGGTCAGGCAAATGTTCCTACTGCTAGACAAAAACAAGGAGCAATAGAACTAGCTAGTTCAGTGGTAGGAGGTCCTGTTGTTGGTAAACTTTTAGGTAAAGCTGCTGGAAAACTTGCTGGAAGAGCAGCAGGTAAAGGTAAGACACCTAACAAGATAAAAGGTACTGCTACGGCTCCTACCTCTGCGCCTAAACCTAAAAATACAGGTGTAGGTCAACAACAACCTAGAACACCTAAACCTAAACCTGAAACACCTAAGAAACCTACTAGTGGTAAATCTACACCTAAAAGAGTTGTAGACATTGTAAAAACTGCAGCAGGTAGAGGCACACCGGGATACCGCACTAATGTAGCTCAAACAGTTAGTAAACCAGAGGCTAAATTAGGTTTTCTAGGTAAAGCAGGTCAGAGAAGGGACGTTAGTAAAAAAGATCAACAGATAGCTAAAAATATACGCACAGGTGCAAAAGTAGGAACAGGTGCGGGTATAGGTGTTGCAGGTACAAAACTATATGATTCTATAGACCCAATGCCTAATAATAAAAAAACAGATACCACTACACCTAAGAAAAATAAAGAACCTACTGTTGATAAAATGAGTGGCTATCAATTAGCAGATGATACTGATATAAGGTCTCCGCGCAAAGCTGCTCCTAAACCTGCCTCTAAGCCTGCACCTGAAAAAGATGATGGGTACAGATACTATGGTAAAAAAGGCACTGGCCTAGGAGACTTTTCTAGAAAGTTTGAATTTAAATATGCAACTCCAGAGCAGTTTGAAAAAGACTTTGGTATGGATGATGGAGAGAAGACAGGTGGTAGACCGGGCAAAGGTAAGATGAAGACCCAAGGACTCAACCGTTCCAAGCGCACAGGTTTCTCTGGTAGAGGAGCAGGCGCAGCACTGAGAGGATTTTAATTATGGCTAATTTTTCTACTAAACCAAGAGGTTATGTTAAAACAGGTAAGGTAAGTGATAAACATAATCTTGGAAGAATGCCTAAAGAAAAAGTAGGTAATCGTATTACAGGAGTTAATAAGTTTGCCAGAGCATCTCGTAAATTACAAGAGGATGATACTACTGATGCTCCATTTTTGCCTGATCCACGCGGTAAAGGTATGATCTATAATCAAAAACCTCAACATAGACTCCCCGGAGAACAATCTTTTAAAGAATCTACTTTAAAAGCAGATTTATTAGGAGAAACAGATAAGAAAAAAAGAGCTTATATGATGGAGGATGAGCGTAGAGACAGTGTAAAAAGAGCAGGCGATGCTAATAGAAAAAGAAGACTAAAGAAACAAAAAGGACTAAAAGAAGGTGGCATGGTAGGCAGAGCCACGGGACAAGGTTACGGCGCTGCAAGAAAAGGTCCTAATCTTGTCTGAGGATCAAAAAGAAGTAGTGTGTTCTAATCCCTCTTGTGAATGCACAGGCTGTGAAAACTGTTCCTGTTCTACAGAAGAAGGAGGGTGTACCTGTAAACAACCAGATACAGAATAGAAAGGATATAAATGGTGGAAGACTTTAATGTATTTCAAGCAGTTTCAGATTACGGTCTTGCTATAGTTGCCACCATAGGTGCAGGTGCAGCAGCTTGGAAACTTCTCCATTTTATGTTAAGAGATGTTGCTTCAGCACTCAAGAATCAAGATGAAATTATTATTGCTCTGATAGACAAAAGCAACAGAGTAGAAACTTTGGTACAGAGGATGGACTCTAAGCTAGACACAGTTCTACGACAAAGATCAGAGCCTCTTCTAAAGAACGAAAAAGAAAGGTACAGGTCCTAATGGCTTTTGAAAAATATGACCTCACTGTAAAACCTTTCGGAGCAAAGAAGGTTAAGGTAACGCAGGAGCTACCCTCTGGTAGAAGGATTCCCTATATGAAGTCTAAACCTTTACAAGCAGGGGGCAAGGTAGGAGTTTCTCCTGATAAACCTGCATGGATGAGGAACAGGTAAAGTGAAACAAAAAGATTATAAAAAAGAAATACAAGCTTATGTAGATATGATTAGAAAAGATAATCCTAATCTTACTAAAAAAGAGGTTAATGCTAAAGCTAGAGACATCTATATTAAAGATGCTAAAGATGCTACAAAAAGTGCATTAGATAAAATAAAGTTAAAAAATTATATGGCCACTGCTCCTAGAACTAATTTAAAAACAGGTGGGCCAGTTGTAAATCCATCACGCATGAGAAACAGGTAGTATATAATGGCAGTTGCAACTACATCAGATTTTGACACTACCTTCTTTATAGACGAGGTAATAGAAGAAGCATTTGCCATGATAGGTGGTGAACCAGAGCTAGGCAATGATGGTATCACTGCCAGACGTTCTCTTAATCTTCTTCTCACTGATTGGCAGAACAGAGGTGTGCTGCTCTGGGGAACAGACCTAGCATCCACCACCCTGACCACAGATACAGCAGAGTACACACTGGACAGTGACACGGTAGATGTTCTCAGTGGTTATATCAGAAGAGCCTCTAACTCCAATGACTTTCAGATGACACGTATCCCCTACGAAGAGTATGAGGCCATCACAGATAAAACAACATCAGGGCGTCCCACGCAGTTTTCTACGCTCAAGGGAAGAGATACAATGAAGGTATACTTCTTCCCTGTTCCTGACTCTACAGACACTTATACCTTTAGGCATTATAGAATGAAGCGTCTGAAAGATGTTAATAAGAGTGCGCTAGAAAATGCAGATGTACCTTTCAGATTTCTTCCTTGCCTTACAGCAGGTCTTGCCTACTATCTTAGTTTTAAAAGACCAAATATCCCAATGGACCGGATTACACTTCTTCAAGCTAACTATGAAAAGCTTTTGGAGAACGCCATGGAAGCTGACAAGGAACGTGTAAGTTTGTTTATTAATCCTAGACTGGGGAGTGTTTAATGGCTATTAACAGAGCAGCTTCATCTAAAGAACTTGTGGGTAATCAAGATAAAATAGATGCTAATAAAGATGGACAAATTACAAAAATAGATTTTAAATTATTAAGAGAAGACAAAGATGCAACTGCAAGAATGGCAACAGGAGGCAGAGTAATGCTTAAACCTCTGATGAGAAATCGTGGGTAAGCTTTGTCCCAGAGGTAAGGCAGCTGCCAAGCGTAAGTTTGATGTTTACCCGTCAGCTTACGCCAATATGTATGCCTCTGCTGTTTGTTCTGGTAAGGTTACCCCCGGTGGTAAGAAGAAAGGTAAGCGCAAGAAAAAAGTAGAAGCTCGTAAGACAGGAGGTGGTCTTAGAAAGTGGGTAAGTGAACAGTGGGTAGACATAGGTGCTCCCAAGAAAGACGGTAAGTTTCAACCCTGTGGTAGAAAGTCTGCCAAGAGTTCTAAGAGAAAGTATCCTAAGTGCGTTCCGCTGGCCAAGGCAAAACGTATGACAGCTGGGCAGAGAAAATCTGCTGTACAAAGAAAGAGAGCAGTTAAGCAAGGTGTAGGTGGTAAACCTACCAATGTTAAAACTTTTGCAAAGAAGAAGAAGAAGTGATGGCTGAGAAAAAAAGAAAACGTAAAGGCACTGGAATGAAAGGTCACACCATCAAGGGTGGACACAAGCGTCCCACCAAAGCTGGTGCTGGCATGACAAAAAAGGGAGTGGCAAAGTACCGTAGAGAGAACCCGGGTAGTAAACTTAAAACAGCTGTAACTGAAAAGAAACCTACTGGTAAGAGAGCCGCAAGACGTAAGAGCTATTGTGCTCGTAGCGCAGGACAAATGAAGAAGTTTCCAAAAGCAGCTAAAGACCCTAACTCAAGATTAAGACAAGCTAGAAGAAGGTGGAGATGCTAAGATATGGCAAAAAGAAAAGACCCCAAAGTAGGAACAGGAAAGAAACCTAAAGGTTCTGGTCGTAGACTTTATACAGACGAGAATCCAAAGGATACTGTTAGCATCAAGTACGCCACTGTTAAAGATGCCAGAGAAACTATTGCAAAGGTAAAAAGAATAAATAAACCTTATGCAAGAAAGATACAGATACTTACGGTGCTAGAGCAAAGAGCTAAGTTTGCAAACAAACCAGAGCAGTCTAGACTTGCAAAAGCTGCAAAGAAAAGTTTAAAAGCTGCTAGAAAAACTAAATAAGGATTACTAACTTGGTAGGTAAGAAAGCATTCTTTATCAGTGATAGATCAGGGTTTCGGTTTCCTCTTGACCAAAGAGTCAAAGAACCCGGAACAGGTTTAATAGTTGCTAAGTCAGAGAGCGACGGTATTTTTAATCTTGTAACCAACCCACAAAATAAGGTACAATTTCCAGTAGACAAAGAGTTTATCAGGGATGCAAGACCGCCTGATAATGCAGAGAGGAATATTACTTGGAATGCTGCCACCACAAAGTGGGAAGATGAGACAAGCAAATGGAATTTTATATAAGGTAGATTAATATGACCGGAGATTTAACAGGCTCAATTATTGCCAATACATATAAAGACCTGCTAAAGATAGATGCAGCTACCTCTAACAGTGGTCTTATAGGAAGTCTAAGAAATGTACAAGATGGTGGCGGCACAGCTGGTCCTCTACAACTTAGCACAGACCAGCTAAATGTCACAGGTCAGTTTGCCATAGGTGGTACAGTCCTCACTGCCACAGTATCTCAGTTAAATGATATAGCTGCAGGTTCTTTTGAAACTCTTACAGATGGCAATCAAACTATTTTGTTTACAGTAGGTGGCACTTCTGTTAGTTCAATCACCACCAGTGGCACTGTTAAAGTTAATCCTGATCTCAGCATCTCTTCTATTACAGCTTCTATTGGTAGCTTTACCACCTCTGTCAGTGCAACTAATTTTGTAGCTGCTACAGGTAGCTTTACCACAAAGGTATCAGGCGTAGCAGCAGAGTTCTCTGGTGATGTATCTGCCAACAATGTATACGCTGCTACCAATGTATTTGTAGGCGGCACCGCTGTTCCTAGTGCAGCTGCTATCACTTCTATTAATGCTGCTCACACCTCTACTAACAATGCTCTTGTAGCTGCATCTGCTGCGCTGGCAACTAGCATAGGCACAGCTAATACAAGAATTACCTCTGTCAGTGATTTTGCAGTGGCACTCTCAGCTACCCTAGCTACTAGTATTGCCAATGTATCTTCTACAATGGCTACCAGCATCAACACTGCTAACACTAGAATAACATCTGTCAGTGACTTTGCAGTGGCTCTTTCTGCTACACTGGCTACATCTATAGGAACTGCTAACACCAGAATAACATCTGTCAGTGACTTTGCAGTTGCTCTCTCTGCTACACTGGCAGCTAGTATTGCCAATGTTTCTTCAACTATGGCCACTAGTATTGGAACTAGATTACCGCTGGCAGGAGGTACACTAACAGGTATACTAAGTGCTACAGATGTATATGTCAGTGCTCTGGCAGTGGGTACAAATTCTCTTCTTGGTAAAGACATACACATAGAGAAATCAGCTGTTGCTGATATACAAGCACTGACAGATGGTACAAATATATCTGTAGACTTTAACGTGGGACAAAACTTTACCGTGACGCTTGCAGGTAATAGAACACTTGATAATCCTACCAATTGTGTTGCAGGACAGGTTGGTAGTATATTTGTTGTACAGGATGGCACAGGTTCAAGAACGCTTGCCTATGGAACTTCTTGGGACTTTCCTGCTGGAGAAGCACCTGTACTTTCCACAGATGCAGCAGCAATTGATAGAATTGATTACATAGTGCACACATCTACAGATGTTCATGCAGTGTTAACAAAGGCGTATTCATAGATGGTATTTAACAACAGTATTCTTCTAGGTGCAGCAGGTCAAAGCACTGGTCAAGCACCGTTTGACCCTACTCTGATTGGTAACTCAATTTGGTTGGATGGGTCTGCTGATTTTTTGAATAGACAAAACGGTAGTGATTTTTCTAACCGCAAAGAAGTTACCTTATCTTTTTGGGTACAAAGAAATAAACTTGCTAGTCAACAAGCAATCTTTGCTGGTCTAGAAGGTGGTCAAGGTTTTATTATACAATTTATGTCTGGTGATACATTTCAATTACACTTAAATGGTTCAGCCAACCTTACCACAAATGCTGTTTTTAGAGACATTGGTTGGTACCATATTTTGGTGAGCATTGATACGTCACAAGCTTTATCAACTGATCGATCAAAAGTTTATATAAATGGTGAGCAGATTACTTCTTTCTCATCTGCTGCTTATCCTTCACAAGATTCTAATATACCCGGCATTTCTGGTCAGATGACATCATCAGAAAATATGAGAATTGGAAACTATAATAATAGTGTTTCTAATTTTTATTTTTGGAAAGGGTATATTGCTCAAGCCTGTATGATAGAAAGCAAGTCTATTCAACAAGGTGATTTTGCTGTTAGTGATTTTCTAGATACCTCTACATTTGGTACCAATGGTTCACAAGTTGTCCCAAAGAAAGATAGTGACATTGCCGCACTCGCATCTGCTGCTGGTGGTAATTCATTCTGCTTAGACTTTGGAGATAGTTCTGATCTTGGTAATGATATTAGCAGCAATAATAATGATTTTACTCCTACAAGCATGGACAGTAGTAATCAAACTGTACATACACCTAGTTTACAATTTCCAGTGTTAAATGTTTTAAATGGTGACCCATCTCTTGTAGCTGCTTTGGGATATGGAAATAGGTTAGCTGATGGAGTATCACCTTGGGATTCTGTTTTTGCAACTAAATCAATGGGTAAATCAGGCAAATACTACTATGAAGTAAGAATGGCTTTAGATACTGGTTCAAATGGATTCATTGCTGGTATACATGAAGAAAGCACTACATCAAAAAATTGGTCAAACTATATAGGTAATACAACATCTACCTATGGTTTAGGATATGCATTATACACTTCTGCACCTAATTTTTATACGAATGGTAGTCCCACGGCTTTAACAGGATATTCGAGTGATATAGCTACTGGTGATATTATTATGATGGCAGTTGATCTTGATAATAATAAATTATACTGGGGTAGAAACGGTACGTTTTTTAATAGTGGTGATCCAGCAAATGGCACAGGTGAATCAACAACCATACAAGCAGATACAGAATATGTTTTTGGTGTTTCTCCGGGTACAGAACATTTTTTTGTAAACTTTGGACAAGACAGTACATTTGGTGGTGAAACTACTGCTGGTGGTAATACTGATGCTAACGGTGTAGGTGATTTCAAATATACTGTTCCAACTGGTTTTCAGTGTCTTGCCTCTAGCAGTTTAACCGCACCAGACTTTCAAGGAATAGATTACTTTGATACTACTCTCTACGAAGGTAATGGTCAAAATCAAAGAGTAGGTGACTTTGTTCCATTTACAGATACTTATACTGTAGATAAGTCTGCAATGTTTGATGATGGAAATAGAAGATATTTAGCAAGAACTTATTCTGCAAGTGACACAGCAAGGTCTAGCAACTCACAGGCAACAATTAGTTATTGGATTAAATTTTGCAGTAATGGTGCTAACCAATGGATTTTTTCTAATTCTAACTCTGGACAGACTGAGCGTTTTCTTAATTACATTAACGATCAATCTGGTCAACAAAGCATTTATATGACTCTTGATGGTGCTGGTGCAAACAGAGATTTTGAGATACCTATTAGTAAATTATCTGAGCAAGAGTGGACAAATATTGTTTATAATATTGATGTTGATAATAGTACAGCAGC